GTTAAATATTTTTATACTGACTTTTTGCTGAGGGAATCAGTGATGATGGCGCGTGGAGAGGGCGCTCGGAATAATCGTTTTGCTTTTGGGTCTCGATCGAGTGAAGTTAAATTCATTCTCGAACCTTTGAAAGTAAGGACGATTACGAAGGGCAGTCTTTTTAACAATGCTGTTTATCCTGAAGTTCAACAACAACTTTGGAAGGCTCTACAAGCCTTTCCGCAATTTTCTCTAACTGGGGAAAAAATGTCTACATCTCATCTTGTGGATATCCATAATCGGACAATAGATCTTGGACTTGAGGGTTTCGACTCTTGGTGTTCTGGGGACTATAGTGCGGCTACGGATAATCTTCACAGTGACTGCAGTGCGTGGGCCATTCGTGGCGCAACGGATTGTTGTGAGACTCGTTCATTGATGGAATTCAATATGCTAAATCAGCAAATCTCTTATCGAAATTCGTTTAAGGGGATCGTTGAGCCTGAAGCTTTTGAGCAAACCAATGGACAGTTGATGGGTAGTCTATTTTCATTCCCCTTCCTTTGTGTGATAAACCTTGCGGTCTACCGGGCTGCATTGGAGTATTATACAGGGAAGGAGCTCAATATCGAGCAATTACCCGTACGGGTTAACGGTGACGACATACTTTTTAAGTCCTGCAAGGGATTTCAGAAGTACTGGGAGCGTCTGATCGGATTGGTTGGTTTTGAGAAATCAGTGGGGAAGAATTTTGTGTCTAGTGAATTTTGCACAGTGAACTCTATGATGTTTCATGTCGGACGGGCAACCGTTTTCGGTGTGGAGTGTCCGGAGTTCCAGTTTGTGCCTTTTGTTAATACGTCATTTATCACGGGTGTGAAGAAAGGGGATGATTCTTCTGACGACCGCTGTGATACCAGAAATGATAAGCTTCACTGTCTTCGTGGGGCATTCAGGGACTTAAACCTGGAGTGGATGACAAAAGATATCGGTGAGCGCTTCCAGTCGATTGTTTTGACTAGAACCGATGTTCGTGACTCTCATTGGTCGAAATTTGACCTTGGGCTAGATAATGAAATAGGGAGAGAGGAATTGGAGTTTAAAAAGTGGTGGTTCCACCATGTTTTTTTGAAGACGGAGGCTCAGAAGCCTATTGACGGTCTAGTTGTTCGAGATGGTTCTTTGAACACCGACAACTTCCGATTTTCCATGAGTTTGGAAAGATTCAGAGGGGAGAAGGATCACGCTAACCTGTCTAGAGCTTGGAAGCAATTCCATTCGCAGATAGAGCGCGGTGATGAGATGTTGACCAGCATCACTCATTTCCGTTGTGTGAGAGAACTCCTTTCTCGAAAACTCAAGAAAATCGTTAAAGCCGAGGAAGAGAGACAACTCTTAGGGAGAGGTCTACCTCGATGGAAGTCAATGGGCCAGTAGGTGAGGCGTTGGCCGACGGAGGAGGAGAACAGATACAAATACTTGTGAGGTTAATGTCGATTTAACTATTGCAAGAGCGGGAACGCTTCTCATTCTTGCCATAATACCGGGGTCGCCTGGTAGTGGTTGATTGTTCGTTTTGGGACAGTTAGAAAAAAGTTTAAGAGGGTTGAGAAACTCGGGTCTATTTTCTTTAGATGGTAAGCCGTTCTTCGGCG